CACCTAGGTCGCCGCCTAAGTCTCCTCCAAGGTCTCCGCCTAAGTCTCCGCCTAATCCGCCGGCTCCTTCTGCTGCAGCCTGCTCAGCGACTTGCTGGAGGGCTGCGTCGTGTTTACGATCATAGTACATCTCGCGCTGGTTTCTTAAGAACTCTTCCTGCGACATGCCAAAGATATTTTGGGTTACCCAACGACGAGAGAAGAAGCCCTCTGTAGCCGAAGCTGCAATATCGAACTTCTGCTTCCAGAACTCAATCTCTTGTAGCTCTGCAATCTTTGATGGGTTGTTTAATGTTAGCTCAAAGCTTAACAAGTCATCGCCCCTAAATCCAAGCGTGTACAGGTGGATTACAGCAGCCTTCGTCAGTTCTGCAATAATAACTCTTTGCAGTCGTTGAATAGTTCTTGCGAATCTAATGTCCTTTTGCGCTAGAGTTGCTTTATCTTCGTCGGCACCTTCACCCATTGAAAGATAAGATTGAGGAATCTTAAGTGCTGAGAAAAGCTTGTCTCGTAGATATTTAATATCATCAATGGCTGTGATATTTTGTGCGCCGGCTAAAGATGTAATGTCTGTTGTTGAGCCCGGTCGGACTGGAATGAAATAGTCTTCTTCTATACTCATCGGATTGTAGCGAAGATCAACCTTACCTGTCTTAGGATCAACCACAGAGTGGCGTTTGAGGTTCGTTACAGTCTTTTGCATGAACTGTTCCACATCTTGTGGAGGAATGCCTCCGACATCAATCTTAAAGACGCGTCGTTCTGATGAGCGGATAACACGATATGCCATCATAGCATCTTCCATAAGTGTTAGCTGGCGCCAGATGCGGCGCGCAGGCTCAAGAATAGAGGTTCCGTACGGTGCGTACTTATCGTTCCCTAAGACACGGAAATGGCAAACCTGCCAGTTCTCAAAGGTCAATCCTGCAGAGTTCCATTGATACTGGATGTAGTTTGGGTTTGTTGAATCCTTTCCTTCTAATCTCTCTACTTCGGAAGTCGGAAGGGCAATAACTGACTGCACTCCAAACTTATCGTCAATGTCGAGGTATAGGAAGAAGTCTCCGTACTTGCACATTGTGCGAGCCCAACCAAATAGGTTATACTTTAAATTTAATATGTCTCCGAACAATGAGTCCAGCACTGCAGTGATCTCTTCATTCGGGCACTTGATATTAAGCATAGGGCGCAACTCAGAATAAGTCGTCATCTCGTCTGCGTAGATATCCATTGTTGAAGCGATCTCTGGTGCGTATTCCATCTGATCAAAGTCAACATATCGTTCGGCGCGCCGCTGGTTCGCTATTGCATTTGTTGCAACAACATCTAGCGGACTCCTGACTGTCTTTTTAAACTGCTGACCGGAAGCAGATTTAAATCGAGAGCTAAACTTATCTAGGTGCTGGCGACGAATGCGTCGACCAGATTGGGAGCGGTAGCTTATGATCGGACCTGAAAACAGTCTTGTCAGCGCCTTAAATAACGCGTTTTGGCTATTCACCGTACTTTTATTGTTGCTAGGGGGTGGCATCTATAACCTCACTTAATAATCCATTTATATTGTTCATACAGGCTTCTTGCCTCGTCAGTTTGTTTATCTAATGCGTTGTCTCTGCGATATCCATGTTGGCCCGGGATCCGAGTGTTCATGGTGGTGCGAGTTGTAATAATCGAATCAACGAAAGCCTTTTGATAGTTTAGGTCGCGAGCGCAGTTCTGAAGTGCGTTATCTCGAACCCAGCACGCAATCGCAAGTGCCATGATTAAATCATCATGATAACCTTTCATTGCCTGCGGCTTGCCATTTTTCCAAATAAAAGTCTTCATCTCACCCACTAGTCTAGTCGAATACACTTTAATTAGTTTATTTCTTATAAACTCTTCTAATTTCGCGACGATAAGCGGGCGTGTCTTTGAGGTGGTTGAAAAGCCGGCTATGGCTGAGTTCATTGCTTCTGCCTGATGTTGTTCAATATAATCATGCGTTGATTTAATAGAATAATATAAATTAGGATAACCGTATTCTACGAGTTTGTCAAGTACTGTATATCCAATATTATTATTTTCTACCACCATCATTGCGTTTCCGAACTCTCGACCAACTTGATTTAGCATGTTAGCAAATAAATCAGGTGTCAGCTTGCCTTGATATTCTCCAATGAATTCAAGAGTTTCTAGCTTAAGTATTTGAAATGTTGAATAGTCAGCACCGTCGCCTCTTGATACATCTACTGTCATCAAGTAATTGCATGAAGGATCGAACTCTTCCCAAATCCAAAAGTTTCTGTCGAAGCCAGTTCGATATTGCGGTTCCTTTGTCGTGCTCTCTAACCATTCCATGCACTTGGCATCAATAACTGTTTCACCTGACGCATTGAAATTGCATTCTAACTCTTGCGCGATTTGGCGCTTGGACATGTTCTTGGTCTCGTTGCGAAACCATACCTCGTCATGATCGGGGTGAACTTGCCATGGTAGGTCTGTAAGCTTGAAGTTGTTTGTCCCTGCGATTGAATCAACACAAGTCTTGTGGAACCAGTTTCCGACACCATTAGGGGTCGACAGTGCGATGCACCTACCACCAGTACTCAAGGTAGGATATAGTCCAGTCCAAAGATCTTCAAGCCCATCAATATGTGCAGCCTCNTCAAGCACGAGCAAAGACAAAGCTTCCGAACGTCCGGCATCGCCAGAGGTTGAGGCTGCTTTAATCGAAGAACCATTGGAAAGCTCAAACGAGTTTCGGTTATCTACCTTAATCGACGCCATGCGCAGCCAATCAGGCAAGTTGCGTATAATGTTCTTAACTTTCTTTACAAGGTTTCCTGCGGTGGCAAACTTGGTTGCCATAACCAAAACTGCCTTATCGCGGTGAAATGACATTAACCATACAATATAACCAGCTGTGATCGTTGAGATCCCTAGCTGGCGCGCTTTTAAAATAACATTAAAACGATAATCGTTAAAATCATGTAGTAGGTCGTCTTGGAAGTCATAGGTATCAAATAAAATAAGTCCATGCATTGGATGAGAGATACGTGCATATGTCTTGAGAAAATATGACGGATCTTTACCGCACTTAAGTATTTCCTTTACTTGTTGTTTTTTGGTTAAAGTGAAACTCATTCATCTTCTACGATTTCTATCTCTTCTTGGTCGTGGTTGTGATCGTCTGCCATAGCCATGTCGGAGCCTGCTGCTGAAGCCAAGTCGGCAATTGCCTCCATTGCTTTTGCTACAAGTGCCTCGATGCCGCCCTCTTCGAATCCTTCATCACCGCCTTCAAAGCCTTCTGGGGATCCCATATCTATTACTTCCATATCAGCACCGCATTCCTCAATGTTCGACTGCGTTGCTGTGTTTACTTCTTCCAAGATAATCTCTTTAAGTCTATCAATAGAAATTCTCATTTCTCTACCTCCGAGCCTTTTTTGCGTGAATCATTTTCCGGTCTCTTTCCACCGTTGCCATCCCAGCCGCCAAGTTCAAGGAACGATTGCCAGCTTTTCTCAACAGAAGCTTCTGAGCCAGTTTTTAAGTTCATCTCTTCACTTAGTCCACCAATCTTATAGTGCTTCTTGGCAGTGACCCAAGTGCGTACGCGAGAGGAGTTTTCAACTCTAATGTCGACCTCTCCTACTTCAGTCAAAGCAACAGAGTCTCCCGTGATTTTTTTGTATTCTTTCTTAAGCCAGCCAGCAATATCAGACAAACGCTGATCGGTATCGCCTTCAAAACCAGAAGCATAAACTTCTTTTAACTGAATTTCAGACTGGTAGCTCAAACACATCATGTCGCCATAAAACTTAACGTTAAAGCCGTCCATGACCCTTCGGTCGATGAGAGCATTGCCCTCTTCTCTACGAAGGATTCCAGGCTTGTCAGGTTCGTAATCCTCTCCTAGTGCGCCGTCATATGAGTTGGCTGCTGCCTGTGCTAGTCCTTGTATGATTTCGTATACTGTTGCCATTATTTATTTCCTTTTGGTCTCCAACCGGTTGCCCATCTTTCCTCTCTGTCTTCTACATAATGAATATAACAACTATGGCAACATTCATATTTTAGAAAACAAACATCGTCAGCTGCCTTTTTCGACAGAGAAAGACAAATCGGACATCGTTGTAAAGAGTCTCTACTAAATAGTTTCTTTGATACCTTTATTCCATTAACATCAATTTTCTCTTGATATCTCTCGTTTGTCATCGTTTTTTTATATAATTCTTTCTGTTGTTCGAGATATTCTTTTTCTTTGTCCTCATCCCAATTCGCATGTGGATTTTGAACTGCTTCGGCGCCGTATTTCTCGGCGATTGCCTTCTCGTAGGCAGCAACTTTATTTAGTTTGTCTTTATCACTCATTGAATAGCCTATACGCGCCGTAGGATGCCGCCACACCGGTCGCAATGCCTCCGACATACCACCACAGCTTGTTATCAGAAGACTGGCTCAGAATGGATTCTTGAAGCTGTTGTATCTCTAAATCTTTTTGTGTTATCATAAGGGTGCTTTCCTCTCTCAGTGCATTGAAAGAGATCTGTAGCTCTCGGATCTGCAAGTCATAGTCTGCAGCCTCCACGGATAACTCATATTCTATGCGTGCTTGGCATGCTAGATTTGCCGTAGATTGTCTTGCAAGGATTGAAGCCAATGCAGGAGGGTCGAACAGAACGCCTTCAAACGGTGCGCATTGTTGCTCACCCAAGAAAGTGAACCTTCCCTCGTCAGCGGACGCTGGACTAGATAACAGTATTAATAGACTAAGGAACATAATCAAATCCATACATTGTTTGAATCTCGTCAACCAACGATGTGGGGTCTTCTGAAAATTGTCTTCCATAATCTTCTCTTCTACGCTCGATTAACTCTTGGAGCGCATCTTGGCTCTCTAAATAGTCGCTTTCAATCTGCTTAAGCAAGTCGTGATACTCGTTGAGTGTTTCTTCACGTGCTGCTATTTCGCGCTGGTGGATGTCTTTGAGCCCGTCGATTTGAGCTTTGAGAGAGTCCTCTGTGACCTCGTAGGCGCGCTGGAGTTGCTTATAATCATAGCGCATCTTACCGATAATACCTAATGAGAGAAGCACCATTAAGATGCTTTTCCAATTCTTTATAACAAATTGCAATACTATC